GCCCCTTGGCAGCGAGCCTGGCGGCAGCGGCAGCAGTGCGCGGCACGGGCTCACCCCATGCATTGGCGGCCAGCGCCAGGCGCGTGGGCTCACCCTTGTCATTGACCAGCGGGCCGCTCGGGTCGGTGTAGAAGCGCGTGAGGAATGACCCCTTGCGCCGAGCACGCTCGCCGCTGGGGCTGGACTCCTTGACGCCGGGCTGCAGGTTCTTGCTCTCACCAGAGCTCTCGAACTTGCGCCGGCCCGCCTCGGTCAGCCCGCCCTTGGGGTCTTCGTACTTGCTCACTTCTTGGCCTTTGCCGCGTTCATGTTGTCGATCAGGTTGGGGTAGGGTCGCCCAGCCTTTTGCGCCCGGCGCATGGCCATGGCCTTCTGCGCGGAGGTCAGCTCCTTGGGCTTGCCAAGATCCTTGGGCCGGGGCTTCTCCCAGACTTCCTTCATACCTTGGCCTCCTTCATAAGACCGCCACTGCGTGCCTTACGCGACCGCTCCTGCTCAGACAGCGCGATGGCGATCGCCTGCTTGCGGTCGGTCACCTTGTCGCCCGAGCTGGACTTGAGCTTGCCGGCCTTGTACTCGTGCATCACCTTCTGAACTTTGTCTTGCATGTCAGACTCCTAGTGTTTGTTCTGCTCCGAGCGTGCCGGCCTGGCTTCCAAGCGAAGCCTCTGTGCTCAGTGATTGAGACTTCTGGCCCATGGACGTGGGAGTCGCAGCACCAAGCAGGGGACGTGCGCCGGCGCTGCGGCCAGCCTTCTTGGATGCGGCCATCTTCTGAGCAGACTCGCGCTGCATGCCCTCGAGGGTTCCCTTGGCCTTGGCTGCTTCCTGCTCGCGCTGCGTGTTGATGTCAGCGATCTGCTTCTGGATCATGGCCTGCTCAAGCGCAGAGGCCTGGGCCTGAGCCTCTGCCTCGGCACGCAGCTTGTCCTGCACCGCCTGGTACTCGGCGGTCTGCTGCTTGATGAGATCCTGCTCCTGCTGACTCATGGCCTCGATCTCGGCGCGTGCCTGTGCGAAGGCCTCCTCGTCTGCCTTCATCTGGGCAGCGGTCTGCGCGTTGAAGTCGGCCAGCTCCTGCGCATACTGGGCATTGATCTGATCCAGCGTCAGGTTCTGGTCGTTTGGATTGACGCTTGACGTGAACTTGCCACCCATGTTGGCAATGGCTTTTTGCTCAGGCGTCATCTGAATGGTTGCCATGTCAGGCTCCCATCAGCACGGCCTCGTTGCCGTATTGGTTGCCAGTGATGCCGGTCTCAGGGTTAAGGCGTGCCTCGGACAGGAGTGCGCGGCGACCAGCGCGGCGGCGTGCGGTCATCTGCGCAGACTCGCGCTCGGCGATCTTGCGCCGCTCGGCATCCAGGGCTGCAGCCTGGTCAGCGGCCTGCTTGTCCATGCTGGCCTTTTGCTCGGCGTACTGTTGCTGCTGCTGGGCTAGGGTGGCCTTGGCTGCCTCTGCTGCAGCTGCTTGCTGCGCGGTCAGGTTCTGCAGGAGCTGCTGCTGTTGCTGTGCAGACAGTCGGGTCTGATCAAGACGTGCAGCTGCGTCGGCCTTTTGCTGCTCCAGGGCAGCGGTGTTGGCGGCGCGTGAATCTGCCATCTGCTGCAGCGTGAGCTCGCGGGCCCTTTGCGCCTCGGCGGCTGCCTGATCGCGGGCACGCTGTGCTTCTGCCAGCGCAGACTCTTGTGCCTGTGCAGCCTGTGCGCGGGCCTCTTTGGCGCTGTCTGCGGCCATCCTGATGGTGTCAACACCAGCGCCGATCTTCGCGCCAGTGACCGCACCAGCAGGACCGCCAACCAGGAAGCCGATCGCGCCGCCGATGATGGTGCCGGCGATCTTCTTGAGGAAGCCGTACTCGGGCAGGCCGGTCTCGGGGTTGATGCTGTTGTCGCGGTGGCCGACCACATACTGGGTCATCTTGAGGTCGGCAGCCTTGAACTTCTTCTCCAGCAGCGCCTTGATCTCAGGGTCGTTGGCCAGGGGCAGTGGCAGCACGATCTCGCCGCGGGCAACGTGCGCCAGCAGACTGTCGCCACCACGGCCTTCTTCCGCTGCGTCCTTGAGGACTTCCTTTTCTTCTCTGTCCATGCTCATAAGCACCTCGTCATGTCAGTATTGCAAAGGATTCTATTGAGGTCTGTACACAAAGCAACGCAGCGATACCGCGCAGGTATCACAGCACTTCAAAGTCGGTCTTGGCCACCACGATGCCTGGGGCCTTGGCACCGTGGGAGAGGGTGCGGGTCATGCGGTTGTACTCGCCGCCGCCCAGCATCAGGTAGCCGAAGGAGTCGCCGATGTGGGAGTGCTCGTTTTTATTAGGGGCATCCCTGAATCTTTCTTGCCCCGCACCGACCGCAACTCGCTTAAAGTGATACCCGCCGCCGAGGGACTTGCGGAGGAGCTTGCATTCCCTGTTCACAATCAGTCCAGGCTTGCCTTGGATCAGGCGCTGCATGGGCATGGCCGCAGCCTCGCGGCGCACCTTGAAGTCGTTGCTGGCGGTGGGCTGCGCTCGCAAGCCCAGCGTTCGCAGGAAGTCGAAGCTGGTCACCTCGTAGATCGCGTCCCTGGCCATGCCGGCAGGGTCACCCCACAGCATGACCTGCTGATTCGGATAGCGCTGGTTGAGCTCGGCCAGCAGCTGCATGCCAAAGCGCTCCAAGCCCATGTCGAAGGTGACGATCTCCTGGTGGATCACCCAGCGGCCATTGGGCAGGCGCTGGCCGATGGTGGCCGCCGGCGTCAAGCCGAAGTCCAGGCCCACCTGGATGGGCACGGTGGGGTCCACCTCGGTGTCGCCGCTCATGGTGGCATCGTCGTACTCAGGCCAAACGGGGCGGCCCTCCTGGACGTAGGTGTACAGCCCCCCGGCGTAGCAGCGGATCCAGTCGAGGTTCTTGCCCAGCAGCATCTGCGGGTAGTAGCCGCCAGGCAGGTTGTTGATGTTCTCGGCCTTGGGGTTGACCTTCCACCACTTGCCGGCAGAGAAGATGTGATCGTTGGCCTCGGGGTTGTCGGGCAGGCTGTCGGGGTCTGCCTCCATCACGCCGCCTGGCTGCTTCCAGAACTTCCAGGCGTAGGGCCCGGTCATCTTTTCCTTCTCGGCCATGTTGTGCCACCAATGGTCATCGTCCATCGGGTTGGTGTCCATCCAGATGCCGTGCCAAGTAGCCCCGCCATCGCGCTTGGTCGGGTAGCGTCCGACCCGGTGGGTGAGGCCGTCGATCACAGCCTTGGGCAGCTCGCGGGCCTCGTTGACCCAGGCACCCGTCAGCTCGAGCGAGAGGAGCTTGCGGACATCCTTGGGCTGGTCGAGCGCCAGGAAGATCACCTCGCAGTCAATGCCAGCAGCGCCGTCCCTGGCCGGCAGTCGGATGTGATGCGTGATGGGCGGCGTCCACAGCATCGGGCCGAAGGTGGACTCGGGGAACAGATCCAGCCAGGTCTTGATGGTCGTGGTCTTGAGCATCGGGTAGCTGTTCCTGACCACTGCCCAGCGCGTATAGCGCACGTTGTCGATGGGGCTGGGCTTTTGCTGCACAGCCTTGATGAAGATCTTGGACGCACAGCCGTATGACTTGCCAGATCCCACCGGGCCCATGATGCCCTGCACGAAGGCATTGGACTGGATGAAGTCGTAGATGGTCGGTGACTTGCTGAAGTCCAGCCGCAGGCCACTTGCGGCCACTGCCTTCTCGGATTGTTCTTTAGTTCTTGCCATTGGCGAGCGCTTTCATAAACACATGGAAGTGCCTGGGGTCGAGCTTCATCGGATGCTGCTTGTTCGACAGACCATGCACCGTGGCCACATCCACCCCGGTGGCCCGCTTGGCATTGACCACCGCGCTGGAATGCGTGGATGAGACCTGCGACCTATTGAGGTCAGACCAGTCAATGAGCCTGGGCCGATCAGGATCACGCCAGTGAAAGGCGCTCAGGGGATTGCACTTGCAGGTGTACTTCATTTGTTGGGACAGTCTCGACCCTGGCGGCAGTGGCCATTGCACGGCGGGCAGATGTGCTGCATGGACAGCAGACCCTTGGCCAGGTCGCGCACCTCTTGCGTGACCGCATGGCCCAGGTCTTCAGGGTCAAGAAAGCGCAGCATGAAGCTACGCAGGGCCACGTTGT